GCCAAAACGCGTTTAATATCCGCATGACTATCGGGATAAATCCAAGGATTCTCATAAATACGTGCTAAAAAGGAAATTGGTGCACCATAGGTCTTGACCTCACACTTAAGTCGCAACCCCAATCTCTTAGCAGCACGCTCTAACTCATGACTATTTGCACTAGATATACCATCATCTCCGCAATATAAACCAAGCGATCCAAAAGCCTCCGAATGCTTACTACCACCCATCCTTCGCGCTATATACTCAACGCTAGAGGAAATAAGCGTACCAGATAAACTAGTATTAGCTCCTCCGCTGAGAACTGACCACAACGGTTCATATTCAACACCGTATGAAGTGGCAGCGCGCGCGTTCAAATTCATGTTAAAAAGCTCATTAATCTCCTCATGATAAATAGGAGGATAAAAGCTTAAAAACAACATGCGTTGTAATGCATGATGAAAATGACCGGCGGATCCGTCAAGACGTGAATAATCAGTCTCAACTAATTGGTTGGTAGAATCGGCTAACTTCCGAATTCGCAAAGCTACTGCGTTTGGGTCCATGCCGGGTGCATACCACTCAAATTGCTTCAAGTGGCGAACAAGTGGTTTCACAAAACAAAGAAACCTCCCGACATGGCCAGGACTTACGTTACTAATATTACGAGGGTGTGTAATCTTGGCATAGGCCTCAGCTTTCTGAAAGCTTGCCACAAAACTAGCAGGAACATCTAAAAATTCCTTTACACGATCTAACTTAGTCCTTTGACTAGGTCGTAAACCCTCGATTATAGTATCGTAGCTGTCGGGAACATTATAGCCCGAACCGGCTAATCCGGTAACGAACTCATGTGCCCAAACCCAAAAACAATCTGGTATATAAGTTACACTATTTGCTACGTCAGCTAATCTTCCTTGGACGCAAGAGACATCATTATTTAAGCTTTTAGCTGGTACCTCCGCCCCTGATATAAAGGCTTTGGTCAGCACGCGCATACTACTTTTTCCATCCTCCAAAACCAGTGGGTAATCGGTCTGGTAATGCACGTCATCCAACGTGCGAGGAGGAGTAAAAACATACGAATGATTCGGAACTTTCCCTAAGGCTGTAATAAATAATGAAGCGGCTAGTGCTGTATCCGTCATGCCTTCATCAGCTCTAAAAATGCGCTCGACCTCTGCTAACAAAAGTGTTTTACTACGTGCGCATTTAATGTTCGCAGTAATCCACGAAGCATCACTAATCTTAGCTGCGGAATAGCTGCCAACCATTGATATATAATGGTAAACGCAACTACCCAAATAACGGCAAGCGTAATTAATATTACCGTAAGTAAAGCGGACCCGCGCAATGCCGGCATGCCCGAAACGCATGCACGGAAACCAGCGGCTATCAACACACATAGGTGTGAACATAACGATAGCATGGTCATCGTCAGGGCGCTTGAGGTCCACCCAGTAATAATAATCACGAAACGGAGTACTAACAACTACATGATCTACGTCATAATCCCATAAATAATGTTCATACTTGGCACCACCAGAGACGGATAAGTGTACCCGATCTTCTAGCACTGTCCACACAGTATCCGCCGTGTGACCAGCAGGAGCATGAGGCGCAAAAGTATAAAGCATTACTGGGTTTCCTCGTAAATAACTATTAATATCTAAATAATAATCCACATCTACCATCTTAAGAATGTGGTCTGATCTAATATTGTCTACGTGGGCCTTATATTGTCTATCTTTAGGAAAGTAGTAGCGTCTTGAATGTTCAAAGCCAAAGAAGACGTCTCTCGCTGAGGCAGATACCGAGTAGGGTCGAAACCCCGCTGAGTAAATGCAACTATTGATAAATGTGTCTGCCTCCGCTCTAGCAGTAGCTGCAGCTGGATGCGTATGGCAATTGACACCACCATCCTTACCCTTCTTTTTAATGGGCAGGGGATGATCTAGGAATATTTTGCGAAGCGACTTATAGCTATCACGGGCATCCACCCGTTTGCGATAGCGCAGAAGCAGCAAAATTCCTACGAATACTGTAATTATAACAAAGACATCCATCTCTGTTAAAGTATCGTTTAAAACTTTCATTTTTATACACA